CAGCAAATGTAGCATACCTTGTTAAGTTAACTCCATAAGCACCCTCAACTTGTGTAGGCTGCCATCTATCCTTGCCATACTGCTGCAAGTGGTTCGCTACTGTTTCACCAACAAAAGCAATCTTTTGTTTTGAACCAAACTTAAACACTGTGTTGATTAGAAGAGAGTCGAAACCATCTTCAGTCATTGTACCAGCATTAGTACCACCGAAAGTGGCGTTCTGTGTCGCAATGTCTACAACGTTTGTTAAGCTGTTCAATAGACCACCAGTAAACCTTGTTGGTTGTGCAGTTGAACCGTTAGCTTCGTGCTTACTACCAAAGAACATAGCTCGCTCAATGTCAGACATGTGGAGCTTAAGTGCCTTAGTCATAGCCTCGTCTAACTTGTCACCAGTTCTTAGAAATGTGCTTTGCAAAGTATTTGATACTTGAAAAGCAGTCCTAAAAATCTGAGTGAAGTTTGAGACTACTGAAGCGTCAAAGCTGATTGCAGTTGGAGAAGTGTCACCTTCAGCCGCTGCAAAGCCAGAGATAAACAAGATTGCATTATCTGCAATTTGATGTGATGTACCACCAATGTTTCTGGTCACTGTAAGGGTAGTGCCAGTAGTATCAGCAGTAGCGTGCATCACTTCGCTTGTCTCACTGTTAACAATGATTGCGCCTTTTACAGCGAATTTATTGTCGTCAGCTGCGTCGATTGTAACTGATGTTGTTGATGTTGAAGCAACAGCACCATTCACTTTCAAAGTACGCTCTGGTAGTTCGTCCCTAAAGTTTTTATACTCTGGGTCGTCTGTTGGCTCGGATGAACCCATTGCAAGCATAGCGTTCAGTGGAGCGTTACCGTTTGGTTCCAACAATGTGAAAAGCTCACGGTAATTTTTTGGGCGGAAATCAGATGAAAACTCTCCTGTTCCCCGCAATCCTTGTATTGCTGCCATAATTTACCTCCTTATAGCATTTAGTTACGGTTATTTTACAGTCGAGTCATTACGGAAATTAACCATCGCATAAACTCTTTAACACATTGAGCCGTAGCGCAACTTTGTGTGTTATTAGTATGATATGTTATAAACTATGTACTTGTCATCCCTATAAATCATAATCTCCAATTTTAGGACATCTAAACCTTTTAGACTTGTACATAGGATAGCCTTTATGAACTTTTCTTGATATTTCGTACGCACGTCTTTTGCACATTTCCTCTGTCTTGTACGGGCCGTATTGGTCTTCCAGTACAATACAATACTCAGGATTCATTAAGTGACATATTGTCACAAATGCTTTGTACAATTATTAGCCTTGCATCTTCCTAGACATAGTCTTGTTAATCAAGTTATCCAAAGTAGAGCCAGCTTCGGCTGGTGCATTTGTCGGATTTGCTGCTGGTGTTTGACCTAGCGAGCCCGTAAATGCCTGTCGCCTTTCAGCGATAGCCTTCATTCTCTCCATCTCTGGACTGTTCATGCTGTTTTTGAAATCTTGCATGACCTTAATAGTCATTTGAGGGTCAACAAAATCTTCCATAGTAAAGCCACGTTCTGCTGCAAATATCATAAAGTCATTAGCAGCGGTGTCAGGTAGACCCAGTGCTTGTTGTACTTTGTCAATATTGTTAGCAATCTGTTGCTGTACAGCCTGTACGCTTTGTGCTTGTGAATTGGCAACTTGGTTCTTAGCTGCGTCTGCAACTCCTTGTGAGTTAGCCAATACACCACGTAGTAACTGTGATAGCTGGTTGATTTGTTGCTGCATAGCTTGCATGCCTTGATTTCCTTGGGCTCCAGACATCATCATCTCTTTGTACCCAGGTGGCAGTGAAGCTGCGTTTTCTTCTTCCCACTTCTTAAGACTTGCCTCCATGTCTCCAGACTTGACTGCTGCATCTTTCTCATAAACACCTGGCTTATCGCCCTGTGTGTTGCCCATTGTGGGATTTGCTTCTTCTCCTTTTGCTAAATTGCTAAGAATCTGAGCAACGTCTTTTGTATTCGCCCCAGGGTTTTTGCGCATGTACTGCTCAATAACATCCATAACAGGCTTATACTTTGCGTTCTTAAAATTAAGAGCGCTATACCTCTCAAACGTTGATTTAATTTGTTGAGGTGTTAGGTTTCTTTTTGTCTTCGGGTCACTTCCATCGCCAAACTCAATCTCATAGATGATTGCTTCAGCGGTCATCTTGTCACCTTCAGTTTCAGGACTGCCTTTCTCAGCTGCTTTGCCTTCGTTGCTGTCCTCTTTTTTCTTCTCAGGGGCAGTAGCTGGTTGTGCTGGTGTTTGCGCCTGATTAGGGTTAACGCCCATTTGTTGTGAGGCCAGTCTGTCTACAGCAGCCATAGCGTCTTGGGGGTTTTGCGGTGTCGCCATTTTATTTCTCCATTCTCCCAGCCGAAGCGGGGGGTTAATTTAAATTATTGCTCATTATTGCCTGTGTTCTTGTTTCTGTCGTCCATATCAGACAGTGCAACCTCCGACTCCAGCTTTGATTGCAGACGTACAGGTAATTCGAGCATCCTCTTAGCAGCCCATATTGAGCCACGTCTGAAGTTTATTTCTGTCAAATCCATGTTTGCTGACTCAGCAATAGACATGGCAGACGCCAGAATCTCGTCATTCATTACATCTAAAAGAACTGTCCAACCCTTTGAACTTGTAAGCTCCTTTATCGCTTTGAGCTTTGCCTGTGGGGTCATTTAGTTCTTTTAATCTTCTTACTCTTTCGTACAATCGCTTTGCCAGCCATTATAGAACCATGACCTTTTTTGTTCATGGGTCTGTTTATGGCAGCATCCTTTGGATTGTACTTTTCTATTTTTCCTTCTTTGCCGTTCATTATCGCCCTCTCTTTTCAATTAACCTATCAATCTTAGAATCTAGTGCATCTAATCTATCTATAACCCTATTTATATCAGATTCCATTTCTTTTTTCGTCACGTATTCTTTTGCAATTTCTTCTCGTGTCTTATTGAGAAGAATAGACAAACGACTAATTTCATTAGACTTCTCACGTAAAAAATACCCGACCAAGCCAAGTATTAACGTTAGAACTCCATTCCATACCATTAACTCCATATTGCACCTTTATGGCTTTGTAGGCCATTTTACTTTCTCCAGACTATCGTATGTTTTTGTAATGTCACGCAAATCTTGACGATACTTCTTTTGTGCATCTGTCATTGTAAGGTCAGAGCTTGCCCACCAGTCTGTTTCTGCAAGCTTTATGTTTCGTTCTGCACGTAAAAGCTTCATGGGCTCTGCTGCTATTAGCTTATCTTGTTCTGCTTTTACCTCATCCCAAGTAACACCAAAGTCCTTTGGGTCAGTGCTTTCTATGGCGCTTCCGTCTTTATCTGCGCCAGTTACTTTTACAAACATCTTCTCGAACTCAGCTTTAGATGTGGGCTCGCCACGCAATACCCATTCTTTGATTTCGAGAGACGTAAGTGCTTGTGCTATGTCAGTCATATTGCCTCCTTATTGTTTGATTTCTGATAAAGTAAATGTAGATATGGTTGAAGCTCTGTTATTGTCACTCATTTCGTAATGTCTATTAAAATACATGTGTCTAGGAGTAGTTCTCATTGGACTAACATCAACACGATACGTTAAAGCAGAAGTTGTTGAAGGACTATCAAGATACTGCCAGTTTACACAAGTCATTCTATATTGGTCACGACCACTATTTTCTGTTCCAACAAATGAAAAAGATGCTCTTTCTCGAAGGTTTGAACCTTGAGCAATCTGAGCTGCGCTGCCACCACTAGGCGTTCTATAAACTTTAAATGATGGAAAAGTATCAGCGCCTTCACCAAAGTGTAAACAGACATTTACTAGAATTTTACTGTTACTGAATTTAGGTGTAATAATTGGTGAAAAATTACCTAGATTTGTATATGCAGTCGTATTAAAATTTTGTTGATGGTCTGTCGCAACTTGTACAACTTGCAAAACACTGCCAACTGACATGTTCGTATGGTCTAAGGATGGCAAACCAGCGTTAGTTATTGAAGATATTGCTGCGT